TATGGCCCAATTGCTTTACACAATAATATATTCCCCCAATAATTAACAACAAAACTAATCTGCGCAAAACGTTGTTTTACTCAATTATATCATCTCCAACAGTTTACACAATCAAGTACTTTATCACAGTAAAGCGCTAAAGTATTTCACTAATTCAAGACTTTACTACACTAAAGCGCTAAAGTACTTGCCTAATCAAATACTTCATCACAGTAAAGTACTAAAGCACATCATGTATACATAATACATCAGTAAAACCTATTGATAATTTTAAAACCTGTGCTATAATATAATTACAAAAGGAAAGGAGATCAAAAGATGACAAAGGAAACAGCAAAAGCAATTAAGCAACTTATACCAAATCAGGACAAAGCATTAATGATGTGTTCAAGTATCAGCAATGCAATTGCATTATTAAAACTTTACAAATTATCTAATCAAGAAATCAAAACAATCATAACCGCAATGGTAATTGGATAGGAGGAAATAACATGTTAGTAGTTAACAAGAGAACTGGTCAGGTTGAAGAATTTAGCACTTTTGAACACTATATGGATGATGAACTTCGCGAACGTGTTGCATGGGAACTCGCACCTTGCAGTGATGAGGATTTCATGGACCGCTATGTATATCTTCACTATGAAACTTTTGCAGAAGAATTTCAGGTGAATTAAGGAGGAAAGGAAATGAAGATTTATGTAGTTGCTCATGAAAATATTGTATGTCCAAAAGAATATAGGAAAGTCGAAATTATGGAAGAAGAGTTTTATTTCAAATATCTGCTTATATAGCCAAAAGCAAGAATTCTATAAGCAATGTTATTACAATCTTGGAGATTTTGATTTAATAATTGAGAATTAGGAGACAATTAAATTATGGAACAACAAGTCACCATTCAAATTTCTTACGTGGAATTAAAAGCGTATGTAAAAAGGGGATTAAATCCCCTTTTATTATGATATAATTTGCTTTGTTGTAACTAAACATTCCATTATTTTCCCGCCCCCGTAGATGGAATAATTTCCCTCGGCATGCGTAGTACTTAAATTAGTAAACTCAAAATAAACGGTGTTAGGTAATATATTTTTAAAGTAAGTTGCCAAAGCTATATTTGAATTAGTTGTCGTATCTTTAAAAGTTTGAATAAAGTATCTAACTGAATCATTTTGGTTAAGTTCTAAATTGTTATCATTTAAAAAATTACCATAAGGGACTTGAAGTTGTTGTGTTTGTATTTTCGAACCGTCAATTTTAAATGTTACATTAGTAGTTGATGATACAAATATTTCAAATTTTGAATATCTATCCATTAATGGTGTCAATATAAAAATATAATTTCCGCTTGAATCAACTGTACCACCCCCGCCGGCATGCTGATCCACATACTGCTTGGTGGCGACTTGCATTGGTTCATTTGGATCTTCATTCACAAGGAGCTTGGAATTAAACTTTACATTCCGGAATCCAGAAAAACTCATCTGCTGAAAGCCTGTTCCATCGCAATTATACTGTTTAACAGTAGTGCCCGGTACGACCGAAGCATTGCTAATGGAATAAGTAATTAATTTACTATCAAGACCGATCGGGGTGTCCGTATGAATAATGTTATTTGAAACGATTCCAACAGAACCTCCATTTGTCTGTACACCAAAACCGAAATCTGTAGCATACGCTAAATGTACACCTTCTTCGAAATCAATCTGCGCACCTGTACCCATTAAGAGATTTCCTGAGAGCCTTCCGCCAGTTAACGGTAAATATCCTTGCATTTGTTCTTGTACATCATTTTTAGCAATACTAATCTGACCATCAACATATGATTTCGGTACGGCGTCCTGATTATTCGTAGGAGTTTTTATATTTCGGATTGTTGTTTCATTTCCAAACTGAACCGTGCCAATATTGTTCATTTCTACAATGTCAGTATTGGAGTTACCCGTAAGAACCAAATGTCCAGTATCTTCCTTCTGATAGAGAGCATAATTCGCCACACCGAAACGAACGGAATTATTTACTCCCATATTGATATCGCCGCTCATCGTACCACCAGTCAGTGGCAGATAATCTCCAGTAGGTTTTACCCCAGCAACAGCATTATCAACGTATTCCTTGTTTGCGGCATCCATCGCTTCCGCAGGATTAGCAACCATAGAAATCTTTGCGCCGTCAACATCAATTAACGGATAACCTTCGAAGAGAAGCGTATTATTTCCACCCACAATATGGCCGGTATCCATCACGATTTGATTCAGTCCCATAGTGAGATTGCCGGTCATGGTATCGCCAGCTTTCTTAACATAGTCACCTTCTACCGTGGTAATGTCCTGTTTAATATTAGTGATCTCAGTATTAATGTTATTGATACTCGTCTCATTCGTAGTCACACGATTAGTAAGCGAAGCGATATCAGATGTATTTTTCGTAATATTTTTCTCTGCAGTACCCATTCTTGTCGTAAGAGCCGCAATCTGATTATTTACGTCAGTGAGTTCAGCATTAATACCAGTTACTTTACTATCCAATGTTATCTTATTTACAGCATCAAAATCATTCTGAGGATTTCCCACATTTGAAATTCTCAATGGAGAAGGCTCAAACGATAAAGGAGCGTAAAGTTTCAATCCATCTTGAAGGTTAGCAAATTTAAGGGCAACATTGCTACCAATACTCATGTTTAACATATCATTGAGATAAAGATTTCCGTATAAATGGGTATCCCTATGATCGTCGGGTTTACCAACCTGTAAACGACCCGTGTTAAGATCTCCTGATATGTCAGCGGAATCATCAACAGAAAGACCTCCATAAGAGATGGTAAGCTTACCCGACATAGTATCCCCAGCTTTTTTCACAAAGGTTTCCTTTGCTTCATCCAGAGTATCTGCGGCGTCTTTTGCGGAGTTTGCCGCATCGGTAGCAGACTGAGCCGCCTGAGAAGCAGAGTTCGCTGAAGCTTCCGCACTGTTCTGGGAAGCAGTGGCAGACTGAGCCGCCTGAGAAGCAGAGTTCGCTGAAGCTTCCGCACTGTTCTGGGAAGCAGTGGCAGACTGAGCCGCCTGAGAAGCAGAGTTTGCGGAAGCATCTGCACTCTTTTTCGATTCTGTAGCAGAAGCGGCACTTTCCGATGCGCTACCGGCGGATGCGGCCGCGGACGTTGCGGATTCCTGTGCGGAGTTTGCCGCGGCTTGAGCCTGAGCTTTTGCGTTTTCTGCTTCTGTGTGGGCACGATCCGCTTCCGAGGATGCTCTGTCTGCCTGATTCTGAGCTTCTACAGCAGAAGCGGCGGCGGCGTCGGCTTCACTTTTTGCTCGATCTGCCTGATTTCTGGCATCTTCCGCTGCCTGCTGGGAAGCTTCTGCGGACGCTTGCGATTTATTCGCTTCCTGTTCTGCCCGATCTGCTTGCGCTTTCGCTTCTTCCATCCATTTGTTGGTCTGTTCAAGAACCTCTTGAAATGCCTTATCAATGATTTCATAGTTTTCATTCATGTCATTGATCACTTCATTGAAGTGCAGATTCGACTTGTTCATAATCTCGTAGAACGAGAGAGAATCATCATAGATGGTCGGAATAGCTAACTGTGTGTGATAGTGGATATAGCGAAGTGGGTTTAAATATCTCATAGTTACCTCCTAATAATATACGCCGAGGAAGCAATCTTCCAGCTCCTCAATAATCATCACATCAATATTTAAAAGGGTTTCTCTCCACTTTAAAATAAGATCGTTCGGGTTTACACCGTCCCAACCGGTGATTTCACGAATATAATCAGTATTCGTTTTACCCTTGACGTTATGAGTATAGTCCGTATCACGGCTATTTTCATCGGTAAAATTACGAACAGAAGTAGAATCAACTTTTGTGTTTGAAGTATCGTTATAGGTTTGATCCGTTGTATTCTCTGAGGTACCGTCATTCGTTGTGTTCTCATTTCCCGAGGTGGAACGAAAATCTGTTGAGGTGGCATATAGATTATTTTCCAGATCGTTCCATGTTAACTGATTCATCGGGGTGTTGGATGCCACATCTTTTACCGTTTCGGAATAAGTTCTGGTACCTTTGTCATGTGTTTTTCCCGTCTGTTTGATATTGGTCTTGGCATCGTCGGTAAAATCAGTTAACGTATTTGCTGTATCAGAAGTTGTCGCAGTGTCATGATAGTCGCTTGTTTCGTTTGATGTCTTGTTTTCGGTACGATTTTCATTTCCGAGATATTTTTCAATGTAGTTTCTTGTCCAAAGTTTTTCATATTTTACTTGTGTTGTTTCCCACAGTTGAATATAGTACGGCATGATCTCGCCGAGGGTTTGCTGTAGACGTAGTTTCCAAAACTCTACCGTTTCCTCGCCAATTTCCCGGAAGTAATAATGCCGTAAAATCTTTTGGCAGAGGGTAGGTCGATAGGATTCTTCCCAGATGGGAAAATCATAGAAGATCTTTTCCCATACGGCGGGGATGATGGTATTTACATCCGTGACCCAATTATTTGGGGGTTTGGTATTGTCATTAATTACTTGGTTATATAAATATTCGCAATACCAGCGCACCATAGTTGTTGTGCTACTCACTACTGCTCACCCCCTTGGACTGACGCGCAGTTCTTTGCGTAGAGAAGGTATCGTCTTCTGGATTATCCTGAAAGGTATTATAAGTATAACCCTGTGTATTTTCTCCGAGAATATCTGCGTAAAGGTTGGAACGAAAGTCTACGGATACGTTCGTACCAAAGAGTTCATTGAAATGTTCTACCGCTTGGTGCCGTGACACAAGACCTACATTCTGGGCCATTTCGGAATATCCTAACCCAGCGGTTACTTCATTCGAAACAAGGCGTTCCGTCTTTTCCGAAGCGGGGGTAACGATACCAAAGGCAGATAACATTTCTTTCCATGTATTAATCTTTTGGATCTGCAACTTATCTGCGATATATGGAATATTTTGATTCAAAATTTGAATGTCGTCAATTGGTGTTCCTTCGGATGTCATAATAAACGGTTGATAACCAAAGAATTTCTGCATCAGATTCTTATAGGTAAGTTTCTTTTTCTCTGGTGTTTTGACAATCAGTGCGAACTTCTGCAATTCAACGTTAGACAGAATATTCATTTCAATGCTGGTCAATTTCTGCGCAAAGAGATAAGCCGTCGGTTCATCAGGTAACCAGCTCAAGTTATTAAAACACAGAGCACAGTTTTTCATATCTAATTCTTTGTAGGTATAATTTACATTGGTACTATATGCGGTAACCTTTTTCGGCAGATTGTAAAAGTCCATCTCGCCGGTTGTGGTACACTGCAGTGAGAGATATTTTTCCAGAATTTCATCGTAGAAGAAGACACACTTGCCATTGTAAAATAGCAACCATTCGATATATCTTTCATTCATATCGTCCGGAAGATCTCTCCATTCATAACGCGATAAGGCGATATTTCGAATCCGATTGTAATAATCGTGAAATATCGCGTTTTTCATTCGCAGAATGGTTTTATCCGACCATTCTAAAGGCAATCCTCGGTTTTTCAATGTCCTAACACTCCTTCATTATTATTTAGATCATAATTTCCGACGTCGGTGGTGTGCCAAAAAGTGATGCCGTTACTTAATATCTGCTTAATCGCAGCCATATCTCCAACAGGCATATTTCCGGTTACTGACGGCTGATCTAACTTCAAAAAGTTCCAATATTTTCTGGTATGTAAATTCGGTACACCCGTAGAGTTCACCCGATAACCAAATTTTGTAAAGTAATCGTCAATCTTAACGACATAACCCCAGTGCAGGCGTTTATGGATGATCCAAAAATCCATCGTTTCCATATTATAGTTGACGCCGCCGACATTACTTGCACCCCGACTTTGATCCGGCTGAGATTTCTGCACGGAAAGGCCGCCGAAAGTATTCAGCCCAGCCTGTAAGGCTCCCATACCAGCCTGTGCAATAGACATTCCCGCGCTTGCAGCTAAGGAACCCTTGGAACCTCCCGAAGAGTTCATCACACCGCTTGCTGCTTGGTTTGCCGAACCTAATGCCGTAGCGATAAAGCCAAGAGTAATGTTGGTATCTTGTTGTGCATAGTAGTTCTCCCAAACACCAAAATTCCAGTTACCTTTTGGAAACCCGGTTAACTTAATACCGTAATCATAGTTATTATTACATTTCATATAATAGCTTGGGTACATGAAATAAGTCGGATCTGGTCCGAAGGCAAACTTAAACTTAAACTTCATTTTAGTTGATCCCGGGGTTGGATCGCTTTCGATAATATCCTCATATTTGAAGTCGTAGGATTGACCGTCTAAGGTAGTGATCGAAAAGAAGTGATAAGGCCAACAGAATAGCTTATTGTTTTTCGGTACATAATCATCATCGAGTGTGGAATAGTTGATATCATATTCACGCTCATCAACGACAGCCGTTCCTGATATTGCAGTAACTTCATATTTTCCATGATCTGCCGGAGTAACAGCAACCCCTGTCCATGGAACCATGGAGATGCAATTAATTGCACCCGCTTTTCCGCCCTCGTTCATTCGTTTTAACCATGCGTTACAGTTTGCAACTCCATCGTTTTCAAGGTCAAAGCCGATGTATTTTAACCCTTGGAAAGTGTTTTGAATCAGTGCACCTTCCTGTATTTCATCCTCTTCGTCGATATCTTCTGATGTTGCTACTAAGATTAAGCTGCGATATTCTAAGTTATTGACAAACTCTCCAGGCGTTGCGCGTGATACCGGCTCAAACAGCCCGGAATTTTCCACCTTATAATATTCATAACGCTGCATGAAATTAAGGTCTTCTTCCACCAAGTTACGGGTGATCGTGTCATCTGAAACGTGCATCCGCTCGATAAAGGATTTTTTAATTTCAAAATCGAAAAGCCATGTTTGCATGACGTCAATTTCAAACGTAATCGCAGTGCAGTTTTCATTGATATATAAAATATCGGAAATAAAGGCATAAAGCCACTTATTACCAAACCCTCCATTCTGAAAACATAGATAGTTACAATCATAGAAATAATCGGCTACGTCTTCCAGAAAGATTGCCCACGTAGAACTATTCGATGCCAGGCGCTGATAGGTTAAACCGCTATACGTCTTTTTCGTTTTCGATGCAAAATAGCTTTCCTGCGCTGATTTTGACGTAAACAGAATGGTATCCGTATAGGTGTTATCTAACGGGATTGATTGACACACGCGAACTGTTGTCGATGGGCCAATTAAAGGACGAATCATTTTTTTACCTCCAATTCAGCGATAGCCTACCAAAGAATGGTAGGCTATCATATAGTAAAAGGAAAGGAGTAGAGTTAACCATTTTCTCTCGTCGAAATGGTAGCCGTCTGGCTAACTGGAAAATACTTCGATTTTGCAGTAATGTTAAACGTGTTTGGAATCTTTTCATTTACAGAAACATGTACTCGAACCTGAGTATTATTTACAACCGTCATGGTTGTTTCGGTAGATTCATTTCCGGTCATTTCCCACTCAAGGGTATCATCTACCGTACCAGTAGACTGGATATTCGCATTGATGGTCACATCTTCCGGGAGCTGATTTCTATGAATAATCGATGTCGATGGTGTCAGAGTAATTCCTGTAATCTCATTATCTGGAACAGTAAACAGAATCGCATTTGCAAAACGAGAAACAGAAAATACTGTCCACTTATGAAGGAAGTAGTTCCAATACAGTCCTTCCGGATTGCGAACATCTTCAAACTGGAGAAGCACATCGTAAATCTGGAAAAAGCTTTCGTCACACAGAAGCAGTTTTGCCCCGGTAAGCTCACCGAAGTTATCAATTAAGATTCTTCTTCCCATGAACTCTGCTTTATCCATGTTAAATGCGGACGCCAGTACTTCGACATCCATCATTGCATCAAATTCCGCGTCGATGAAGATAATCTGTGAACTGCGGTCCGTATAGGTCGGAACTCCCATCGCGTTGTACTGAGTGCTCATAAAGGTTAGCTTATTACTGTAACCCTTTACCGTAGAAATGATTGACTTCATATTGTCCGCAGTAACCGCCGGGATTTCCACTTCATAGAATAAGCCTTTCTTTGCATATTCTACGATCAACTGCTTCATGGTAATGAATTCGTCATATTCCATACCGGAGTACAGGCTGGAAATAATATCACTTACCAGATTGTAAACACCATCTTCCGACAGGAACGCTCTTTCCAGATCTCTTCTCTGAATTGTCGTTTTGAAGAAATTCTGATAGTCCAGCTTATGGAAAATAGATTTTACATCCGGAATTTCCCGCTTCATGAACTCCGTTTCCGCTGTCTGAGGATCGTAAATCTTTGCCTTAGCAAGAGAAGTGTATACTTCTTCAATGGTTTCTCCATAATCAAGCATACCTTTTTTCAGCATGGCAAACGGATTCTTGTAAAGTCTTGAAGTAAGAATGACTTTACCGATACGATTTACCAAAGCATCAAGGAACTCATTTGCCAGTCCCGGAAAATTGAGAACCGCAGAACCGTAAGTCTTAATATCTTCCTGCGTTGCTACAGGAACTCTTTCCTGAAAGGAAAGGGATGCTTCATTACGAATCGCATTTAAAATATCTACACCGTTTTTTGCTAATTTCACATTTTTTGGTTTTGTTGCCATTTCGCACCTCTTAATTTTCTTCTGTCACAAAGACATCATCATAAGTAAGTTCTTCTGCGCTATGCGCAGTTTCTCCTTCATCTAATACGGTCGTATCAGAGCCCACCGTAGAATCTCCGTTCATAAAACGTTCTACATAGCGCCTTTTTAAATCATTATAAGAATTTAAGGCATCATCTTTTTCTGCATGAGCGGCAGCTAACGCTTCATCCAACGTAACAATTTTGCCTTCTAATTCTTTGTTGTAATCAGCAATCGTTTTGACTGCGGTCAATCCTTCATCCGAATCCGCGAAGCCCTGACTTACAATGTCTAACGCTTCATATACCGTCATTTCGTTTCACCTCCTAAATTTTTCGCAAGCTGATAAATATTATTTGCGTTCGTAAGAGCCATACGATAGCAAATAACAATCACACGGAGCATATCTTCTGTCAAATTTAATCCCTCACCTGTACCTTTAATTATATCAGATTTAATCAAATCTTCAATAATTTCTTTTGCGTAATCAGGAATTTCTTCTAATTTCTGATATCTTTTTTCTGCCATTTCTGTTTCCTCCTTAATTTCTTCGGTTTTATATTTTTCATAATTTGTTCGAACAAATTCCGTATTCCCACGGAATAACTTCACGGTTGTTCGGGTATCTACATGAGTAAACGTCGTATAAGTTCCAACCGTATATTTACTATGATCATAGACATAGGTCTGCACTGCGGCTGGGGGAACTCCGGTTACCTGTATATCTGCGGCTTTTCCAAGCGTATGCTGAGAATTTGATACACCTCCAACTGCCGCATTATGCGACTTCGTGCGATATCCCGAAGTAATGACCACAGGTTTTCCAAAATATTCTCGGATTTGATCCAACAGATCGACTAAATTATCATCGATTAAAACGGTAGGATATCCATCTTTTGACTGAAATTCTCTTACTTTAAAATACTTACCCACTTGATAGTCTAAATTCGTAAAAGTGCTAACCATCCGAACCTCCTGTTAAATGTACATTCGACGCCGATATATTTTGAATGTGCGTAATATGCGCCCAATAGCCAGCTTTAAAATGCTGCTGATAATTTCCAAGGATTTCATCACAACGATAAAACTCACTATCGTTAAAATACCACCACCCGTTACAATAAGACGGAAAATAGGTGCCGGTATAAGTTTTCCCATTGGGACGCTTAAAGACTACCGTAAATCTGCGGATCGTAACATCAATCGCTCCGGACTCTCCGCCGCCCCCTTCTCCTCCACCGCCGGGGTCAGCTCCATTCTGAAATTCACGCCAGTAACCTTCCGAAGCTCCCGTACTGCTCACGGTATTCGACCCATTATTTTTCCAGATAACACGGGAGCTTCGCGTATCCACATGGGTAAAAGTACCGTAAACACCGATTCCCCCGGTCGAAAAGGTTTCTTCCACGTAGTTTGCTACGGCTAAGGGCGGTACACCTCGAAGCTGAATATCAGCGGCTGTCCCCTTGGTATGCTGACTGGATGCCGCACCGCCTATCGTGGCATTATACGATGGGGTACGGTACCCGGACGTTATTGTGAGCCCCGACCCGAAAACGCCGCGGATCCGCTCCAATCGTTCGACAAGAGCATCGTCGATCAACACGGTATCCGATCCATCATTACACGCAAACTCGCGAACCTTAAAATGTTCCGATACATTGGTGTTTGCGTCGGTTCTCATGCTATACGTCTGTACCGCCATTGTTTACCGCCTTTTTAATTTCTTCCACCATCACCTTAATCTGTGTTAACATTTCATTCATGTGCTCATCTGACTTTGTCATCTGATAATAAAAAAGTAGACACATCACGATCGGAAATCCTACCGTTGAAATATAAGACATAAGTTGTTCCATTCGAACCTCCTTTAACGGATCATATTTAAAATCTCCAAACCAATCCGCTTGACGCGCTGGTTTTCAAAATATAGAAATCCCTTCTCATATCCCTGGATCATCAGATTCAACCACGCAATTTTTCTTCCTCGATTTGCAAAATAGGTATTTTCGGTATGGTCTTCTCTGGTTAATGCATAGGTTACGCGAGACTTGTCGAAAGTAGAATCCATATACAGATACCCATTTCGACGATCAAACCAAATCCCATACTCCATATCCAGATACACAAGATTGCATACGCTCTTGACATCTCCGGTTTTCTTTTTAATAAAGTCCTTAGTATCTTCAACATATTCGTTATCTATTGCATATTGCCCGAACTTAGATCCCTCGATCAACTGTCCGAACCGAGTTGATTTTTTCTTATCCCGATAATCTTGCGATAAGGTATGTTCCAAGTAAATTAATCCATTATCCGTTAGTTTCCAACGCTTTTTCCCGTAAGGCTGGGATAAGTTAAAATAATCATAATAAACATTGGAAACATTAATACTATTGGATAGAAAATATACCGGAACATCATTCATTCGAGATATCGTTTCGTAAAGGTCTAAAAATAACCGAATCTCATTTTTTAAGTATTTCTTGCTCTGAAATTCATCAAAACATATGGAAGTAACTCCAGCGTAAGATACGGACTTATCTTTCCCTCCGGTATTTAAATCCACTCCATAGCCCATAAGCTTCCATCCACCTTTTTCTACTTCACGTCCACGCTCATAGAAAAAAGTTCCGCTTTTCCCCGTCGTTACTTTGAATTCTTTCTCCGGATATAAATGCTCTATATCTTTAAAAAAAGACTTTGCCGCCTTTACTAATTCCGTTTCAAATCTTCGTAAATAAACAAAATTTTCATCTTTTTCAAAATAATTTTTACAAGCAATCTGCGTTTTAAAACCGTAAGTCTTTCCGTTTCCTCGCTCTCCGGTAATAAAATTAAATAATGCTTTCTTTTCTAAACAATTTTCATAACTATAATACATTCTTTCGCCCCTTTTTAAGAATGTACAGGCGCAGAATAACACTATTCCCATAGCCATGGATGTCCGGGCGGGGCTTAATCCGGGGATTCCCTTCATCATTATTTCCGCTAACCTGTACATAATTATTATATCAAAAAATGTGTGTATAGTCTATTTTAAATTAAATGTAGTTTCAATTAATACAGCCCCGCCTTCCGTTTGCGTAAGCATTAATTTTCCTGTGTAAATCTGACCTGTTTTAAAATTATCATACGTAACTTGTTCATAGCATTTTGCTGGTAGACCTGCACAGGTGATTAATAACTCACCATCTTTTTCTCCAATGTATCGTTTCGCTCTGATATATCTTGCTCGATCAAATTCTTTTTCAATTTTAAAATATCCTAATTTTTCATTGTCCAAAGGGATATTGTCTGATTTTTCTTTTAAATGTAATGAATCTGTGTCGCAGTAAATAAAGCTATCGTAATTTTTCTGTGCATAAGATATGATATGCTTTCTTGCATATGCAGTCACGAATAACCCAACAGGTAAATAATATTCTGGACGAAATTCTGGTGACATTGTTTGAAATCGTAAAATATTATTTTCTAAGTAAGGAATTTTTTGTGATTTTAACGGATTCGTCGCAAATTTTCCATAAGTTGAATTTTGCATCTGTTTTGAAATAAAACGTAATCCATTATTCCCTTCTCTTCCTGCCTTTTCTTTTACTGCTGCCCATTTTTGGATGAACTCAGTGAAGAGATCTTCTGTCCCACGAAAATAGTAAACCTTATGCACTCTAAAATACGCTACTTCATAATGTTCTAAAAACATTTCATAGTCAACCGAAGTTAAGGTTAAGTTCACAATTTCACTTTTACTATTTTCCAGATACTCCCTTCCGTTAAATAACTGCGAATTTTTAATCTGTATCGTAGGCAATTTACCATCTTTCAACCAAAATTCACAATCAAAATTAATAATAAAAAGACTATATCCGGTTATCTCTTCCAGATCATGGGTGATGATCGGCGCTCCGAATGGAAATATATTTTCTGACATGACATAAGGGTAAAGAGAATTTACATCGTATACGACTACATTCTCAAATTCTTTCCCCTCATATCCCTTTTTTAAATAAGTCCATCCTCCTCGATAGGCATGTCGTAATTCTTTATCAATCGATAATGCTAAATTTTCTTGCTTTGATAAGTTTAAATTCGTAAGATACGGTTCGTCATTTTGCAATATTGGGAAAATTCGTTCAAATTTTCGCTTTCCTATGGTTTCTTTCAAGTCATTCATCGCTGCCGAAGATAAGGTTAGTCGGTTGATGTTATTCTCAAACATTTGATTTAACGAGTCCCTTAAAATAATGACATCATTTTTTAAATACTCAAAATCTTGCTGAGATAACGAACCTCCAATTTCTCGTTCTTCATCGTAATCAATTTCTAACTTCTCAATTCCCAAGTTAAATGTCTTTGGCATTTTACTAATCGGCATAGGAATCAACTTCAATGAATCAACGAAAGTAACTTTAAAAATTTTCGTTACTCTTTTCTGCGACGTATAGAAAAAATTACATTCAATTCTATACCATTGATTTCGATCTGTAATTAATGTACGAAATTCACATGCTTCTTCTAACTTCTCTTGCTTATGTGTCCATCCGTTTTGTAGTAAATAATTTACAATAAAACTTCCGTCAAATTTGAGATTGTGAAAATAGATTTTGCTTCGTTTCTTTAATTTATAACAAAATTCAATAAAAGATTGAATATTTGTTCCACATTCAAAGGGTGACATACAATCTAAATTACTAATCCCCCATGCCCAAACTTCCGTTTTTTCTGAATCCGTTGTTGTTTCAAAATCTGCCGCAAAAATCTCCATCTTAGACATAGGATTTTACTTGCTCAATTCCCCATAATAATTCTTGGATTTTCTGCTCTGCGGAAATCGGCATATAAATAATAAATTCGATTGTAAATACATCTCTATAATCTTCGGTTAACGCTAATTGGTAAAATTCTTCAGGACTAATATCTCCCAGCGCTTCCTCCACTACTCCTCGTATTTCTGGACCTAATTCATCTTCTACCCCGTTTAAATAGTTTTTATAATAAGTATCAATATTTCTTTCTTTTGATAAGTCAATCATTAGACTTCGTTTAAACCTTGCCCATTGATTTGGGTTGTTAAAACGGTCTTCATCAAAGGGCACAGCTTCTTGCAAAGTTTTTTCTTGTGATGCTGTCCATCCAGATCTTCCTTCTACAAACCTACCATATTTTTCTGCTCTTTTTCTTCTCTTTTCGTTTCTTCTCTGATTTAATCTCGCCGTTTCTGATATGGCATAAGTAGATGTTAAAACGTCTTTTACTCTCACAATTTCAAGATTCTTCGGTGATGGTATTTTCTTCATCTCCTTTACTTCAGAACGTAATGCTTTCATGTTTGGAAAGTTCTTCATTAGTTCATCCACAGATCGCCGCGGAGGTGCATAGCTCTTGCCAAACTGTTTTTCAATCCTTGTGACCGCAGCGTTATAACTTCTTACCGCAGAAGCGGCGAATTGACGCCGCTTACGGTAAGCCTGTGTTAGTTTCGACTTCTTTGCCATATTTTAACTCCTATACTAAATTAAATGTGGCATACTTTTTCATTCCTGTTCCTTCCTGACGAATTTCAATAGTAATCGGTTTGTTCAAAATGACTTCCTCGCCAAAGATCAACTGATAATTTCTTACAGCACCCGCAAACCCTCTGGATAACGCAGAATAAGATTTACCTGCTGTGTCAATGATAATTGTTCTTGGCAATACTTCAATTTCCCCTGTCTGCTGTGATTTCATTTCTACTGGATAAACTAACCAAGCCTGCACTTCAATCTGCTGACCGTAACAGTCTGAAATTTTGTAATCAGGATTGTTCAAAGCATTGAAAACATTCATTTTCAATTCTTCAGGTAATGTCTGCACTGTTTTCTGTACACTTAATTCGTTCATTTTATTTCCTCCTATTTTAAAAAGAAAAGATTATATATTCAATAAAGAATCTCTCAATTCTTTAATGACACGATTTAAATCTAAAATATCGACTCGCTCTAATTTATCGGTAATATCTATCCAACCTAATTTCACTTGATCACATTCTGTATCCTTTAAATCTAAACATACATCATCAGTAACTAAATTATACCACAAACTATACGATTGATCTCTGTATATTCTATCACGTATTTCAAATAATACTTCAATTTTTCTCATAGATTCTGCAACACCTCACTGTAAATATTCATTGTGTAAGTAGACAAATAAGTTATAACCAAAATATAATACACCAAATACTATGTTCGCAATGTCTATCCAAAAATATTGTTTTTCATTTTATTTTTATCCTTTCCTGTAATACTTTAAAAGAAAATTATAATAAACTCAAATACTAACATTACAATTCCTATCCAAAAATATTGACGGTTATTTTTTCTTATATTCATAATATTCTGTCTCATCCATTAGAACGTATTCATTTTCAACTTTTACAATCTTTTTTCCTTCACTATTTGCTTTCTTTGCAAAATATCTGGAAATATATCTTCCTGTTTCTGGATTAATTCCCTTTTTCTCATATTCTGTCTGTGGCGGTTTTCGATGTCTCTTTCTATATGCAATATCTGCAATCGCTGTACTGGCTTTATAATAACGCCGATGATAGACGTAACCCTCAGGATTTTCAATATAATTCCCCTTTATAGTTAAATGCAAACGCCAATCATCTTTATCTTCGTAAATTCTGTCTTCCCATGACTTTGCAATACACTCAAAGTTTTCTCTTTCATTTTCAGGAATTTCAAAGAAAAGATAGTGATTTTTTAAATAAAGTAAAATATATTCTTCTGCTTCTTCTTTTGTCTGAAAATCCCCAAAAATTCTATTAAATTGTGTTTTAATGTAATAATTCCATTCAATAGGCATGATCAGAAATCCATACATTTCGTACCAACGCTTTGGGGCTAAATCATGTCTTTTTTCTAAATAATGTAAATGGTTCAGTTGAATATCTGAAGCTTCTTTAAAATCTATATACATTTGTTTTCCTCCTTTATTTGATTCGTTCTAATTTCCTTTGCATCTTTACCTCTGTTTCAAATCTCAACTCCTCTTCTTTGATACCAAATAACATTGTTAACATTTCTATGCAAATAACTACATCTGCAATTTCTTCAATTATTCGATCTCTATGATATTCTAAATTTTTAGAGTTTTTCTCACGCTTATATTTAGTAATACATTTCCCTAATTCTAAACATTCTTCAATAACGATAGTCAATGTTTCATCTACACCATAATTACTAATAAGTTCTAATAACTGTTTTTTCCATAATATTTTCCTTCCTCCAAAGAGCGGGAAAACCGCTCTTAATTCACCTGAAATTCTTCTGCAAAAGTTTCATAGTGAAGATATACATAGCGGTCCATGAAATCCTCATCACTGCAAGGTGCGAGTTCCCATGCAACACGTTCGCGAAGTTCATCATCCATATAGTGTTCAAAAGTGCTAAATTCTTCAACCTGACCAGTTCTCTTGTTAACTACTAACATGTTATTTCCTCCTATCCAATTACCATTGCGGTTATGATTGTTTTGATTTCTTGATTAGATAATTTGTAAAGTTTTAATAATGCAATTGCATTGCTGATACTTGAACACATCATTAATGCTTTGTCCTGATTTGGTATAAGTTGCTTAATTGCTTTTGCTGTTTCCTTTGTCATCTTTTGATCTCCTTTCCTTTTGTAATTATATTATAGCACAGGTTTTAAAATTATCAATAGGTTTTACTGATGTATTATGTATACATGATGTGCTTTAGTACTTTACTGTGATGAAGTATTTGATTAGGCAAGTACTTTAGCGCTTTAGTGTAGTAAAGTCTTGAATTAGTGAAATACTTTAGCGCTTTACTGTGATAAAGTACTTGATTGTGTAAACTGTTGGAGATGATATAATTGAGTAAAACAACGTTTTGCGCAGATTAGTTTTGTTGTTAATTATTGGGGGAATATATTATTGTGTAAAGCAATTGGGCCATA